AGGAGTCGTACCAGGCGTGGGTCGATGTGACCCGTCGTGTCGACGCACATCATAAGAAGAAAACATATACAGAAGACCAACTACGCTCCCGCTGGAGTTATATCAAACTCAATGGCTCTCGGCGCCCTATTCGTATGGCATCTCTTGTTGAGTGGGCAAAAGAGGATAACGAACCGAAACTCCGCTCCATCCGCTCCGAAACAATTACCGAATGGATTATCAATTACGCGAATGATACGCATGTTGACCTTGCCGAGCTCGTCCACCGTCTTTATAAACACGAATTCCGTTGCTCCGTTGGCGCACGCCGTGGAATGCTTGACCTTTATCACTATAATACCGAGGGGAGCAGTTGGAAGCGTCTTAAGACGTCCAACGAACTCCGTTTCCGTCTTTCCGATGGTGTCAAAAACGAAATTATGGAAGCGATGAAGACAATTATTACTCGTCACAACGCCACCAATAATCAGGCAGAGCGCGACCGCGCCGATGAACGGTGTAAGAAACTCGGTGGTATTGCCCGCCAACTTAAGATGTCAGGCTTCAAAGATAGCGTTCTCAAGGAGTCACAGGAGAAGTTCTACGACGAGGACTTTACAACACGCCTTGACTGCGATCCTGATATTGTCGGTGTCAGCAACGGTGTCCTTGTCCTTAACTATTGTGAAAAGGATGATATGAGTGATATGCGCGTGCTTTTCCGCAAGGGACGACCCGATGACAACATCAGTTTCCAAATGGGACGGATGGAGCCCGATCTAGACCCGATTCCTTATGAGCCCTATAATCCCAACGACCCAGAGCAAATTGCCCTGATGGGATTCTTCAAGCTCATCTATCCCGATGACGACCTACGCGAGTATGTCCTCACCCTACTTGCCTCGTGTCTTGAAGGGCGCAACAAGGAGCAGAAGTTCTGGATCAATACCGGCGGCGGCTCCAACGGTAAATCGATGCTTCAAAATCTGATGGAGTATACCTTCGGTGATTATCAGACCTCACTCCAAACGACCGTGTTGACTCGTAAGCGACCCGAGTCCGGCGCCGCGAATCCCGATATGATTACAACCAAGTGTAAGCGCTACATCTATATGGGTGAGCCCGATCCCGGTGAGAAGCTCAATACGTCCCGTATGAAGCAGCTCAGCGGAGAGGACCGCATTGAAGCCCGTGGCTTATTCTCAGACCAGGAGAAGTTCAATATGATGGGTAAGATGTTCCTTTCGTGTAATGACCTACCGCCCATCTCCTCAATGGATAACGGTACCTGGCGCCGAATCCGCGTCATTCCTCACATCAGTACTTTCAAAGACCCTGGCAGCCCTGAAATTGACCCATCAAAGCATATTTACGAGAAGGATATGCGACTCAAAATCAAACTCAAGAACTGGCGTGTTGCCTTCCTTGGTCTGCTTGTCCACTATTACGATAAGAAGTATCTACGCGAGGGACTCAAGGAGCCGCCCTGTGTCCTGGCAGCCTCCAACAAGTACAAAGAGCGCAATGATATCTTCATGTCGTTCTTCAACGAACACTATATCAAGCAGGCGGGCGGTGGTCCTGTCACCCTCAAGCAGGTCCGTATCGACTTCCGCGAATGGAAGAAGAAACTCGGACGCGATGTTGATCTCAAAGAGACTCTGTTGGTAGAGCGTATGAAAGCCGAATGCGGCAACAACTCCACCGATAAGGAGTTCTGGGGCATCGTACCAATTGAAGAGGACGACACCGACCTCAGCGGTGCGCCAGTTGCTGTTGCTGCCCCGTCCGCCGCTACTCCTCCCACGACTCCCCGTCAAACTGTTCTCAATCTTGCCGGCACTGTCTAACTTGCGTCCAGCGTTTACTATTTTTTCGTTCTTCACTTGTAAATGAATAAAGACGAGCTTTTTAAAGATTTTATCGGCGGACTTATCTTCGGCGAAGGTCAGACAATTGCCGCCGAGCCCCTAAAGAAGGCGTTTAATGCGTGGAAACGTAAATTTCTGGTTGCCCCCGTACTCAAATACGAAGAGATGCTCGATATGTTAAGTAAACGAGCCGGCGTTGTTCGCACCGATACCCAACTGAGTGGGGTCGGGTTACGACTCAAAGAAATGAAAATGCTCGATGTAAAACAGTTCATCATGCGCTGAATTTGGCGCGAGAAAACATACATATATTCATTGAATATACTTATGTTATATTATGTTGATTTGAGTCGTTAGCCGTAGTACGTAATAAGTAAATAGGAGGCAACAAGCGCAACAAGTACGCCAACTGTGCCACTTATAGCACGGAACTTGAACGTAGCATTCGGCTGTAGCGTTATTAAAGCTACGTGTGCCAGCAAAGAAAATGCGACAAGGGCAGTTATCCAAAAGGTCAACATCACCTTATCGTCACTTGTTTGAAACCCAAATATATGCCAAGGTACACCGTCTGTAGGATTATTATCTAAAAAGTCGCGACGATACTTGCGTTCCTCGTGCTCTAATTTTGTCGCATCCTTCTCCACCGTACTCTTTTCTATTCGAAGTTCATTCTCATACTGTTTGAGTAATTTTACTGCATCAGCAAGTTCATTTCCTATTGTAAACTTATCCTGCGACGAGGAGTATAATTTATTCATTGATTCGCGCATCTGTTCGGTGAATTTTTGATTCTCCTGTACGAGTTGTTGCTCTGTCCGGGCGAGTGGTATACTAGGATCGCACTGGTCGACTGTACTATTCGCCTGATTCAACTGAGACTGAAGTTGATTCGCCTTAATCTTATTCGCCGCACAATCCGCTACAGGATTCGGAGGTACAGGAGCTTGACGCGATTGTATTTGGGATATAACCTGTGCGAACGCCGGTGCCGAAGACTGCTGATTACCCATCCTTATTATGGTCCAACATTTAGGCAACTGCGCCGCATACCGACGTTCCTAGCTGTTCTAAGAGATTCAGTCGTCCATTTTCGATTCCCGATACTTCCGCGACTGCCGCCGCATTGATTCCTGCAAGACCCGAATCAATATTATTCGCACAGTTATTGAGTGCGTCCTCGCCCTCTTCCAAAAGTTTCTCAGCCTCTCCAAGCAGATCATTAGAAGGACCGCATATCGGGGAAGGAGGAGGGGGCGCCTTGTCAAAGCGGCGGCGGTGCCAGAGCTTGACATCGCGTGTATTCTTGGTATAGAAGTACTTATGGACGCCAACGCCAATAACAGTGAGTCCAAGAATTCCATAAAGAATGCCGGCAAATCCTGCTGTAATTAGACCCTGCTTCGACCAGTACATCACAATCGCAATGGAGAGCGATACCATAAATACAATCTGGAGAAAGAAGAGCGTCTCCAGCTTATCGTAATTGTACCACTCGTTAATTTCAAATTGGCGCTTCGAATTATCCTTATCTTTGCGAATCTCGTGCTGTATCTTATTATTGTTCTCCAGCATAACACCTGTAAGCGCATTGACATCACCCGAACGTGTCTTATAGAAATTTACATTATGTTCCATATCCATATAACGACCTAAATCAATCTGCGCTTTCTGGAACGCGTTCTGCTTACGCTTTGTAACGTCCGTCAGAATCGCATTAATATTCTTCTGTTGAAACTGGCTATAACCGGCAGGATCATTACGTAGACCAGTCGCGAAATTCAAACGCTCTAATTGCTGGTCTTGAACGACCGCAGCGATAGCCGGATTCTTATAAACAGGCATTCTTCTCTGTAATGTTAAAATACTTTTATATCTTTTTGTCATAGAAACTCACAAGAGAATAGAATCTCACTCGGGAGTTTTAGAGTCTAGGATAGACCGGGATTTACGCTTTCTGGTAAACGTAAAATATAGCACCAAGTGCTAAAATATTCAATGCCGTCCATACAACAATCCGATTGCTTGTATAATTATTCTTCTCCTCCGTGTAACGTACCATCTCCTTTTGTGTTGTAAGAACCGCGTCATCCTTGCTGAGAAGATTGTAGCCCGCCTGAAGTTCAGCAAGTTTCTTATTAATATTGGCATTCATACTATCTACGCCTGTCTTCGACGCCATAATATTGCCAACGCGTGACTGAGCTAGATAGCTGATAACCTGGAGTACACAGTTTGCACGTTTATTCAAGGTCTGTGTAACGCCAAGATACGTATTTGCCTGCGTGGCATTTGTCGCCTGACGAAGAGTCGCCGCCTGTAAAAACTGGTTGAGCGCATAGACATAACGCGATTCGTACCAGCAAAACTCGGTCTGTAGATTCGTATATAACTTAACATCATTTGCCATAAGGGCGTCCATATTATAATTACCATTCGCATCTTTGGGAGCATTGGGTATAGTACCGTTTTTCATAAGTCCCTGTACGTGTGTAGCAATCGCCTGGCTTGTAATAAGCCCTGTCTTCGCATCCACCGGAAGAGTATCATTCATAACGCCGCGACCCGCCCACTTTTGTAGTAGAAACGCGTTTGTCTGCTTCGAGTTCGGATCGATGACAGGGCATGTCATAACCTTTGTCTTGCTGGCTGACATATCTCTCTGTCAAAAACCGTGTTTTTATTTCTTGGGACGAAGTTTCATAGCCCCTCCAAGGACCTTACCATAGTTATTTGAGTCGTCAAAGAGACCCGACCCCCTTGTACTTATAATAGGATTTGCCGGCAGCCAGCTTACCGGGGGCGTTCGCGTTGCTATTAAATATCCTACTGCCGCGACAGCAATAAGCATCAGTGCCGTCGATGTTGTATATAACACGCCACGAGTATTTGGATGTAAAGGTCGCCATAATCCTAGTACTGAACTATGATAATCTGCCGCATATTTACGTTTAACATCACTTGCCTGTTCCTTACGTAAATCGGCAAGTTCTCGCTTCTCATCCATATCATGACGTATATGACTGACTTCCTTCTTTGCATTCTTCACAAATTGTGCGATTGACATATGCTCCCGTTCAATTGCGTTCACTGTCTGTGTTAACTGCGATACATAGTTCTGCATCTCATTTATCAATTGGTTTACACGATTCTTGCGAGCAGAATCGTTTTGGCTAGCGCCAGGAACGTTCTTCGCTACCGCCACAATATTCTGCCGGTCTACAATTTGGCTAAAGAGTGACGAAAGCTCTGAAGTATGACCGTTCAAAAAATTCGAAAAATACTGTTGCGAAGGCAACTCCATATTCCTACGTTTTACTAGGTTTTTATATTACGCATACACGATATCCATCTACCTCACCGCACGTCTCAGATCCGCGCTTAAAATGTACTACATCGCCGGGTACTAATCCTAAAACGCGCGCAGCCATATCAACGTGGTAAATAATATGCGGTAGGTTCTTCTTCGACTTGAGATGGAGACGCTTTACGAGTTCGGCTACCTCTGTTGCGTTCAGCGCCCTAAACGTCGGTTGCATAACGTGATGTAACGGATTGCTAATCAGATTCTTCATATTAAAGAAACTAACGCGCGCCTTACGTTTATTCCACTGCTTTGCCGCCTCGGCATCAAAGCATGGGTGAAATGGCTCGGCAAGCATAACAATCACCGTATCTGTCTGAGGATTGTAATGCTCGGGCTTTTCGTCGTCCCATAGTTCATCCGCCAAATCTTTGATACGAAGACGGCACGCATTTTCAACCCAATATAATACAATCGCACGCTCCTTCGACGCATCATCTGTTGCTCCGGGCTTTGTTGCAATAATCTTGAGTAGAGGAATAAGTGCGCTTGTCGTAGCAACTTTTAGAATATCCTCAGGACTCGTATTTTCATAGGTGGCTACATCATAACCGCGATCCTTTAGGACTTCTAGAATAGTCGGACGCGAACGAATAATCTGGTCGATAGTATCAGCTTCCATTCTAACTTTATTGATACTTAATTGTGTTTAGATTCACTCGCGGAACGTGTATCAATTTTTATTGGTTATCTTTTTCACATTGTATACAGTGTGAAAATGATATAGTGTACTAGTTACTCGGCGCAGAGTTCTACCATACTATCCTCTACCGACGGAATTTTAGGGCGACTGTCTGTATCGAATAATGACTGTATTGTAGGCGCACTCTTTACAATAGGAAGAGCAAGTACTGTTAAGGGTGGTTGAGGTCGTTCCACCGTTTTACCAGATTCGCATCTATATGTTTCAATCGGAGTAAAAGATATTGATGTATAAAAGTCCTTCAACTGCGGTACGTTAAAACATTCAAATGCATTCAGAATATGTCCTATAAATTCTGATGTATCCTCTTGAGCGTTTGGCTCTAAATCCGCAACGTTTACAAACTGATCGTATACAGATTTCTCATCAATCTCTAAGTCTTGTGTATCAATCGTCTCACCCTCTGAATTTTCTTCAAATGTATCAAATAATAGTTTTAGACAACGTAGTATAATCTTGCTCTTCTCCAAATTAAATACTTTACAATTGGGATTCATATCATCTTTTGTAAATGATGAAATGTCATCCTCATCTATAGCATCAAGAGCAACCCTTAACGCAGGAATAGAATACAATAACTGAATCGCAGAATTCATATAGCATCGGTTGTTATTGTTAAAAAGCGGGCAATATTCTACTAACGGCGGAGGCATGACGTTCGCTTCAGGTGCTCCTACCCGTTTATATAAAAACACGTATCCTTCTGATAATATACCACTGCTCTCATCTATATCTGTTGATATAGAGTCATCACTAATTATCATACGCTGCATACCATCGTGATACACCTGATATATATAATGCCCGCTTCCTGGAGTATTACCTTGGTGCCGAATACATCCCTCAAGTTGAAATTTTACACCATTGATTGTAAGCATTTTATCTGGAAATATATGTTGTTTAATCTTCTTCATAGTTGTATCCTGATACTCAAAACGCTTCAGACTTATAATTAAATTTTGAGTATTTGTTAAATTATATTGTTGCGTCTTCGATGTATATTTACCTTTTGTTGCTTTTGGCACTGATGCTGCTGCCGGTGGTACCGGTTTGGGCGTGAACGGCACTATTGCTGATCCTTTCATACGTCGTACCGCTTCACAATCACACGGTACAATAGGATTCTTCTTATTTTCTCCAAATAAGAATAACATACTTTTTACATGTTTGTATTTATTACGAATAAGGGCAAATAAATCATCTTGTTTATAACACGTCGATCCGTTTGAATCGACCACCGAATATAGCCCAGATTCACAGTTATTGTCATACATAGCAATTGATACATAGTATCCTGGCATTGCCAACATTACACCAAGAAACTCGGGTTTTGTCAGCACCGCCCGTAAAATCTCAATCATATCATCAATATAGTTAGGGTGTAAAACGCCGACCGATTCTATAATTTCCGCGAAGCCTAGTATACTACACCAGCGCTCAAAAAAATCAATTGCTACATACTTTGCCCTTCCTTCACCAAAAAGACACTGCTTCGAAAACTTACGCTGCTCGTACTGCTTTATTATTTCACTTGTCGCCTCGGCGCCGTATTTTTTTGCA